TAATGTTACCTGCTTGATCCATATAGTTACCGCCACCAATATCAACCAAATTACTAGCAGGCTTCATGTTGACAATGTTTTGAATTTGTGTGCCCCAACGACTATCTTTATTCAACAATCCATTAATTTCGTCTGCTGTCGTAAAACCTTTGTCAATCTGTTGGTTAATCTTGTTTAAGTCCCAACCACTGTTATGTAACTTTAATGCATTATCTTTTGATATTCCATTATCTAATGCATTCAAAAACTTGTCAGCATATTTGTTAACTGCGGCGGATTGAATTTCATATTGGCTCAATCCTTTACCAATTAACTCTTGTGCAGTAGCTTGTGATAGATTACCAATTTTAACTTGTTGACCAGCCATGCTAATGCTGTTTGCACTAGCACCATTTTGTAACATATCATTAATAACTGATTCATTGAATGGGCTTGCAGCCAAACCAGTCAATGTATTTGCTGTGATTCCAGTACTTGCTAAATCAGCTAGGTCTGTTGCAGTATAACCTAAGTTAACTAAGTTCTTAACATCATTTGCAGTGTATCCTGCATTGCTCAATATCGTTGCATCCGTTGCATCTAATAAATTGGTTGCTGCTAATTGTTGTGCTGCAGGAGATAAGGTAGATAGTTCTGTTGCTGCTACTGTTGTTGATGTTATTGGTTTATAATCTACAATCTTCTGAATATCTGAACCAAATCCATAGCCTTTACTTAATATCTTGTTTACATCGTTTGCTGTTGTATAACCATTATTGATTTGATTTGAAATTTTGTCTAAGTCCCAACCATTCTGATTTAATAAATTAATAGAATCGTTTGATAATCCCATACTTTTAGCATACAACATTTTATCTGCTAGACCGCTGGATGCGCCAGCCATTCTTATTTCGGAAGCATTAAAACCTTGATTAACTAATTGTTCAGCAGTGCCTTGACTTAGTTTACCCATGTTAACATAATTGCTAGCCATGCTAATGTCGTTGATACTAGCACCATTTTGCAACATACTAGTAATAGTAGATTCAGGGAATTTAGTAGCAGCTAAACTGGTCAATGTAGATCCAGTAACGCCAATACTTGCCATGTCAACTAACTCACCTGCTGTGTAACCTAAATTAGTTAATGTTTGTAAATCTTTAGGAGTGTAACCACCTGTGGTCAATACTTCTGCTTGAGTCTTATCGACTAAGCCTGAGTTAACCATTTGGTTCTTTTGTGTATCAATAGAGCTGCCGCCAACACCACTATATGTGTTATACGCAACTTGTGCAGCACTGTTGGTCATTCCATTATCAGCCCAACCCAAAGTATCTGCAATGTATGAACCAACATTACCACCTTTGGCTGCAATAGCTGCTGCATCTTTCAACACATAAGTTGGAACAGACTCCATTAACATTTCTCTTGTGGTTGCTGCGTTTCTGCTGAATGCTTCGCTTGCACTTGCTCTTGCACTATCGCTGTCAGACCAACCCATCTTATCAATCAATGTGCCTAATGGATCTTGACCACTCTTATAAATGTCTGCTAATGTATCTGGCTTAACTTGTGCAACAGCTTCTTGTGGTGTCATAAATTTGGCTATGCCGCCACTAACAGTACCCATGACTAAACCTGCTTTGGCAGCAGTCAATACATCTTGTCCAGTTAATATAGCGCCAGTGATGCCAGATGCTGTTCCAGCTGCGGCTGCTTGTGCAATAGGTCCATAACTTGCTGCTGCTGTGCCTGCATACTGAGCAACTTGACCCATAGCTGCGCCAGTGAAACTTGCTTTAATAATATCTTTGGTTGAGCCACCTGCTGCGGCTGTGCCAGCTGCGCCACCTAACGCTCCCGCCCACACTGGAGGGATACCATAACTCATTGCAACTACACTAGTGATTGCACCAATTGGGTTGTTTTTTACAGCAGTCCATGCGTCACTAATTGTGTCACCAACATCATCAACAGTATCTTCAACAAAGTCCCAGAAGTCGTCCCATAAGCTCATATTTAAATCCTTTTTGTATTTATTGTTTTACAACTTGGGCACTGATGCTGCGTAAAGTAAATTCATCAGTAGTAATTTGCATAGATCCTGTAGCTGTAAAATATACTTCAATGATGTAACGATAATAGCCAGGATCAGGCTCATCTAATATTGTTGCAAATACTGTCTCAAGTAATGGTAAACTACCAGTGCCAGTTAAGCCTGGAAACTCATAAACTTTTTCTGCAACAGTATATGGTTCATCAAAGATGTAATCAGGATTAACAGGGTCATTATTAATAAATGCTGTATATCTGGTAATATCAACATAAACAGTTAAATTTTCAGAACCACTAAAGACTTCATAACTTATTACTTGGTTCAATTGACCACTAATAAAAACTCTATCTGTAACGCCATTAACTGTAACACGAACATCACAATCAGTTGAGTTTAATACATCCATACTTGAATAGACGATTGAGCCACCTGATATGTAAGTGGGTAATGTTCCAATAATAGGACCTACTGTTCTAACAATAACATAAGTTGTCGTACATTCAATAACACCAATTGGTACTGTATTGTATCCATTATCTTTCAAATACGCATTGTTCCATTCTATTGGTGTGACCCCTGTAACAACTAAACCATTACCTAAACTAAATGGTACTGAGGGTTGAGTAGTGCTGAATGTGTACTTTATAGTTCTGTCATCAAGTTGTTCTGCATTACTTAAATTGATTGGAGCTACATACAACTTTGCAGATGTTGTTTGAGTAAATGGTATACGAAAGTTACCAGTTAAGTAACCAGTACTGTATGTTGAGAACCCCGCAAAGTTTTGACCTAAGCCGCTTGGACCCGAAAGCAAATAATTGATTGCATCAACTTGTCCTTCATTATCGGACATTTCAACTGGGAACTTGCTCATTATCTATCGTCCTCGACTTGTGTGATTTGCCAGCTTGTACTTGTACACATCCAAACACTGTTATTGCTGCTGTTAGAAATTTCAATGTTGTTTACACGATATGCATTCTGGTCAATCTGATACCAGGGTTCACTTGTGTCAATAGGTTTAGTTACAGGAGTCTTAACATCTGGCGCACTTGCTACGCTTGTTGCGCCTTCAATTGTAATCGTTACATTACCTTTATTCAAACTAGTTGCTGGATCAACAGTGATGTTATAATCACCACTGAATGGTACAGCACCCAAATTGTTTACTTCAGGCAATACACGATGAACCATTAGTTTACCACTATAATCTTTCAATAGTTTGATGTTGTCTCTACGGAAACTTGATTCAATGTTCGATCCATCATACCAACTGTAACCATTATTCATTTGTACAAGTTTCTGATTGGTAACTCCTCTTGCGTAAACAACTGTGCGTGAACCTAAGTTTGGTGTTGTGCCTGTATAGATAGGACTCTCACACGCAAATGTTGCGCTTGCTATATCTCTTGGCGCATTCCAAACATCTAAGTCATAACGATAACTCAACATTTTGTTTGGTACGCCATTAACGGCGTTGTTGTCTGGATAATATATTTCAACTTGATTCTTTTGTGTGTTTACTTCCATAAACACACGGTCGTAGTTTTGTGGGTCAAGCTGATCGAACAACCAATTCTTTACTCGTTGATTGCCTAAGCCTTGAAAGTCTTGACCATCGAATACCCATACATCTCTGGCATCGATACCATACACTAACTTGTCAGTGTTAGCCCAACAGTTTGAACTAAGTAAACCTCTACCTTGATTGAATAATCTTACGCCTAAGATTGGCGCACTTGTTGTTGAATAGTTTAATGGGCTGAATACAACTGTGTCCCAATAACTGCATAAGAAGAACTGACCATTGCAAGGGAAAGCATCAAGTGCCGGTCCGCGCAATGGAACTTCAAGTTGGTTAGCCACATTCGTTACCGTTGGTTCCCATGTTTTTGGTGCTTGATTCAATCCAAACGCTTGTGACCATTGAACAGTTACGGGATAGATTTCTTGTGTTGTATCGACATTGGTAGCAGTCAAGTTACCAGCAACTAATATTGAACCCACATTAGGTGTTGAGTACAATCGCATAAAGTTTGCATACACGCCACTCCAATTAGTATTATAGTTCCATGAATATAATGGTGAAACGGTACCTGTGACTCCACCTGGGTAGCCACCACCTGGAACTGCATTATATGTTACTGTTGCTGTGGTGCTTGAAACTACAGTAAATGTACCGTTGAAAAAGTTATTAACTCCTGAGATTATTACCTGATCTCCGCTCACATATGGAGCAGTTAGATATGGAGTTTGAAATGTTAATGTACAAGTTGTTATACCTACAGTGATATTACTAATTGCTACTGGGATAGCGTTTTTATATTGTACCAATACTGCGCCGTCTTCATCTGGTAAGAACATTGGAGGATTTAAACTGTCATTAAAGAATGGTACAGTTCCGTTCCATGCTTCAGTAATATTGGTGGCTTGATCGTACCCACTGAATGGTGTAGCGCCTGGCGTGATGTTTGTCCAAGAGCCACCATTGCTTGCGTACCAATTGCCTTCTGTTGTAGCTACAATGAACCAGAATTGTCCACTTTGTCTGAAGCCACCTGTGATGAATGTGGGTGTTCCTGGTACAGTATCTAATATTTCTATTTCACCAGCAACACTACGAATGCCACGAACATCAGTTTCAACATTGACGCCACTATTATATTCGTTTGGTCCCAGACTTTCTGATGGTACATCAGGACTAAATGTCATTTTAGTGAATGGGATTCTTGGTTGTTCGTAATCAGATTTTATTTGAGCCATAAAAGTTTCCAGTATATTTTATATTTAGTACCGGAAAATAGTAGACTTTTAAGCGGGAAATTGATTAAAATCTAATGGTTGCCAAACCTTACCTTCAACATCTAAAACTGTTGCATCTTTATCTATCTCAACTGTTTTGTATTTTTTAACACGGTTGATTTCTTTACAATTTTCATTGTGTTTAGGAACGCCATTCTGATTTCTATGCAACACTCTATCACATTTGATACAACGATAACCCTTAAACTCCCATTCGCTGGTTTTAAAGTTATAGTTGTAGGTCAGGTAAAAGTTCTTATATTCTGGGTACTTATTGTGAATTGTGTGTAGATCCTTTTTCATTATTTTCTCGTTCAATGTTTTCAGCTTTTTCCAATAAAACAGCATAATCGTTAGCTTTAATTAGTTGATCTGGATCGATGTTTTTTATTTCTTTTTGACTCAAATCTTCCATAATCTCATCATGTTTATTTTTTGGTATTAATTCTTTGAACATGTCAACAATGACATCTACACTATTATCATCTATGTTTCCGCCCTCATTTCGTATGATTGATTGTATCATATGATCGAAACATAGTCTAGTCTTTAATTCTCCATGACTTGTAGTTGTAATCATATATAAATCTTTAAATTCTACAAGTTCATCTTTTTCATGTCTTTCTACTTCAAAAACAAATGCTTGCTCATATTGAGTATCTTGATGGGTAAAAACATGAAATTCTTTGGACATAATAGTCTCCTTGAACTAGTATTTAGTTAAGGGATTTTGTGTCAAAGTTTACGCCAAATATCTAAACTGTTTTCTTGTAGTTTATTAACATATTTCAGTCCATCGTCACTGTAAGACTGATTGTATAGTTCTTTTATTTTACTTACTGAATCTTTACTGTTGACTTTGTGTACAAATTCAAAGTTATCTGACCAATCTTGTGTGTCTAACACAACTACAGGCATGTGACCTACACACTCTAAAAAACTGAATGGGTAGTTTTCTATCAAACTACAGTTGAATGATACTTTACAACTTTTGATAAAATCTACTTTATCTTTACCCGTGATCCCCGTTTTAATCTCATAGTTTGTTATGTTATTTTCATTAAACGCTTTTATAAACTTCTTTTCCCCATTTTTATTAGTCATAACTTTGCAGGGAAGTTGTAGTTCTTTCATTGTTTTTATATACTGTTCTGGGTTCTTGCCCACTTCCCATCTCCCAATAAACAATACCCCTTCTTTGTGTTGATTACTTTTAGTCAATAGTTCTGTTTCGCTCATGGGCATGGGTAATACTTCTACATTTTTAATATTTTGTTCTAGTAATTTGTTTTTGTTTCGTTCTGACTGTGTACCCACAATCACATGATTAAAATGTAAAAATTGACTGTAAAATCTATGATATGCGGGTAAGAATACATCATGTATTTTACTGTCAGGGTAGATTTGCTTGTACAAATGTGTGTAAAGTATAACTTTTGATTGTGTATCTATTGTAGTGATTGCTGCAAATGCTTCTTGACTATTGACTACAATATAGTCATATTTGTTGTTTTCCAGTATACTGATGATGATCTGTTGAAAATTGATAATTTTCTCATAATTGACAGTTTCCCCGTACATAAAGATATTTTGATGCTTATTGTAGCTCAAAGGTTTATGATTGTATATGAGTTTGGTTAATCCAAGATTAACACAGAAACTATAGATAAAACTATTTGTGGGCTTTTTGTCTACAATAATGTGAACTTCATTCCCGAAACTTTCTTGCATTTCTGTGAAACTTTTACAAAAAGACCCGATTCCACCGTGGGGTATCAAGTGTTGGTCACTTATTATAAATGCGATTTTTTTCATATAACCATTCCAATAACTGTTGTTTTTCTTCAATACTTTCAAAAATCCCGTCGGGATTGTATACTGAGCATATACTCCCTAAATGTAGTTCATCACGCAAAAACATGATAAATTGCTCATTTGTTAAGTCTTTTTCCATAATCTTTGTCGAGTCACTTTCTAGTTTGTCGAGTCACCAAATCCTGGGGTCGACAAAAATCCTTCCGTTTCATGCCGGTTTGTCGAGTCTGTCGAGTCAGTCGAGTCACTTTTCAATATTGCTAGGATCCATGCTTTCTAGTCAAATTAAAGCGCCACATATTGCAGTTTAAGCGTTTCATCAACTCGATAGCCTTTTTATCCGTCATAAAGCTATCAAAACCCTGCTTATACAGTTTGTCCAAATTGACTTTTTTGGTACGCAAATCGCTGTCGGGAGCCGAAATCTGTTGTACAATCTGTCTATATTCAGCCGAAGTTAAACCCTTACTTTTACATAAAATAGCTAGACTTAGTGCGTCTGAATAGTGTAAATCACTACCCGTTAATAGTGTGTGAAACATGCTTTGAGCCAACGGATTTCTACCCTGAAAACTGGGTTTTTCAGTCTGAATGTGTGTATTCAGTTCTTTTTCGGGCAGTATCATACCGTCGAAAAGTTCACCTTTATTATGATGAATAAACTTTATATCTTTGTTGTCTTTTGAATATGTGGGTAAGTAAAAACACTGACTGATCGTAAAACTAGCACCGTCTACGCCCAATATTTCAACCATTGAATCGTGTCGTTTGTCAAACTCTGTGTTTGTCAGTGGTTCTTTTAATGGTATGACCAATCTGAACTTTTCTTTGTTCAAACTGTTTGAGTGTGTAGAATAGATTAAAAACTCATAGTTTTGCCAAAGTTGTATTGATTCTTCTAATGTTTGTGTACCATCTACATCTAATAACAAACAATAGATTTTGTCCACATTTTCTTTGCATCGTCTGATAAACTCTGTGTTGGGCCTAGAATCTTTGACTGTTTCTGGAGATAGATAGTTTTCAGTCTTGTAGCTACAGCAATTAAAAAGATGACCACTTGTTTTGTCTATAGTTTCCTTTTGATAGTCTTTGAAGAATTCTACAAGTTCATCAAAAGTACATTGTATTTGGTCGTCTTTATGAACATAAGCCTCGTAGATAGAATTGTATATACATAAATTAATTAGCATCTTTTAACTTCTTTAACTTCTCTAATAATGTTTCTGCTGGAACTAAGTTAGTTTCTTTTGGAATGATTATTGGGTCAGATTTTTCTTCATTGTCAAAGTCTCTCAAGTTTAATGTTTCTTTGGTCAGTGTTTTGTTTTTATCATATGCTACTGATGATATTAGACTATAATCAAATTCTTGATATTGATCCGACAATCTTCTTACTTTCTTCTTTAGTAGATCTCCTGTGAAACTTCCTTGCCAAGTAATCTTAGTTCTTGCGTCTGCATTTTGTACATTTTTAATACCTTTTCGTGATAAAAAGTCATCGAACTTTTCACTGAACTTGTTACCTTTAATCTTGATATCAAGCATTACTTCTGCAATCTGTTTCAAAAAATCATATGGTATAATGCCTTGATCCAAAAAGATTGGTAACACTTGTTCAAACACTTCTTGATATTGATCTTTTTGTTCTTCGATTCTTTTATCATAATCATCACCATGTAACGCAAGCAATGTAGTCATATTGTGACCGTCATGCTTTTGAACTAAGTGACTAAAATGTTTTGCAATTTCTAATCTGTTCTCAACATATTCTGTTACAAAATACTCTACTAAAGTCTTGGTTTCGTGCAATGTAATATTATATTTCTTACTCAAATAATCAAGTAAAACAAGTTCAGTTGCAATGATTGACCATCTACGATCTTCACCACCGATGCCTCCTCCTACAAGTTTAACAATACCTGTGTTGTCAGTAACAATTAAACTGAAAGTTGCATCGACTGTATAAGCATTTACGCCTTTGGGTTCAATTCTGATTTCATTAGAACCTGTTGACTTCTTCATTGATGCGTGTGGAAATTGTTTTTCTTCTTCATCATCTAAGTTGATAATGATTCTACCTTCCCAAGCACTGTTAAAACCTCCTGAAAGTTCTTTGATATCACCTTTATATACTGAATTGGGAGTAAACAAACTAGCTAAGTATGCCATGAAGATACCTTTACCATTACCACCCGGTTTACCTGTGATGTTAAGATGTGGAATAGTGTGACACTTTTCTGGATGTAATCGTTTCATCACAATCCATTTTTCTAAGTGCTCAATATTTTCTTGTTTACCACCACACAAACAATAGAACAAATCATCAAACAAATCATTGTAATTAATGTCTGTTGTTATTGGTGCCCAGAATTCTGACTGCACTTTCAAACTATTGAACACAAATTCTTCATTCCATTTGCTTGCGTGAAAGCTACTAGTTTTGATTTGATAACTTTTACCTGCTTTCTCAAACACAGTTCGTAAGTCGTCCTCTGTAAAGTTGCTAAACTTACCTGGACTTCTTGCCATATTGTTTAACATACCTTTCAAATGTTGATATGTTACAGTTTCTTCTTTTAAGTTTACTCTGCGTGGATCTTTAGAATAGTCTGTGATTAACACATACTTACCATCACTTGCGATGTAAGCAATGTGATTGTCATTGATAAGATTCATTAATGAATCTTTTGCTGCACCTTTTACTTGCGATTCAATGTCCTCAAGTTCTTCAGACAATTGAGTAATTTCTTGATTAGACTTATCAATCTCAGATTGTATTGCTTTTTTAACATCATCTGATTTTTCTTGTGCTTGCTTTTTAATGTACCTTCCAATATCATCTTTTAATACATTGATTCTAGCTCTAATGTTTGTAGCTGAGTTCTTTGGATTCAATGATTCGTTCATCTGTTATTCCTATAATATATAGCAGCATCGTTTTCTGCTTTCTTCATTAAATTACTATTTTTTTTAACATACTGTTTAAATTCTTTTTCGGTCATTAAATCTTTTGCTTTCTTAAATTCTTCTGGACCTACATAAGCCATTGCACTAACTTCATCATTGTCTTTCCTTAATAGTAAAAACACAATTACTAAAAATATAAAAAAATACAACATATTAGCTACCTAACTTTCTAATTTCATCTAAAATCTGTTCCACTTGTTCGTCCCACAAATGATACAAATTAAAATTTTGTTTACGCAAATAATGTTCTCTAAAGCCAATCGCATTCTCTAATTCGGTCTGCAATCTAATAATAGTTAGTTCCGACAATTCAGTGTAGTACATTTGTATTCTTTTCCTTTTCTATTTTTTCTGTGATAAAGTCAATCTGTTCACGCCATGCTTTTACCATATTCCAATCGCCAACCAAAGCGAAGGTTTCCAGATGCTCTTTAGCATCCTCAAGTTGAGTTAATAAATCTTTTTTCATTTCAGTTCCTTTAATATTGTTTCTAAGTATTATCAACGCTCTCTTCGCCTGAGATGTAGCCCCGGGGGCGAACCCGGGGACTACTGTTTGACAATATTAGGAATAATACACATCGTCACAATGTGTATTGTATTTATCATTGATGTGTCAGCGCACACTTTTCCCATCAATGACAAATATATTTTAACATAAGTATTTAGTATGTCAACACAAAAACACCCATTTAAGGGTACTTTTTTAGCCACTTTTACAAACTATATAGTACTTTAGTAGTATAATAACTTATGAATTATAGCAATTTAAACTTACATAACATCACTGGTACACTGACTACCAAAACATTAACAGAACGAGATAAATTTTGTGAATACTATAGATGTAGTATCTTACCTACAGACAAAGTAGTAAAGTACCAAAACATTTTTAATAGTCCTCAGAAAATTTCAAATCCTGTACCATTTGAAACTTACAGTGAAGAAAAATTATTTTATGTTCAGATAACAGAGGGTATGTTGCAAGACTTAATTGAACATACCAATAAGATGATTGAAGAATGTGAGATTAGAAGTAAAGATCCAAGATTGATGAAAATGTATAGTGAATACATTACCTTTATGAATCTATTGAAATGATTGCCCAGATGCTACCAGTATATAGGAATATCATGCACGAAAAGAGAAGTAGCACCCGGGCGAAAATAGTGTAGAATGCGAAACATAAAGGAATAATACTAATGGCATTAAGTAGTTATAAGAATTAGTCGCATCCTACACAAATATTTATCTTACTTTTTGTTGTAAGTTTTTTCTTCTATCCTTAATATAGCGTTTTCGATACGGCTCATTTGCTTTTCTGATTCTTCTAGTTGCTTGTTTACAACAGCTACCTTTTTATCTATTTCAGTTACCTTTTCGTTCATAGTCAGGTAACCACCCCCACCAATTCCACAAGCACTGATAACGATCCAAGATAGTTGTTTTGAGGTAAAGTCTATCATATTAACTCGTTGGGAATGTAGTTGTGGGCGCTGTAAAGCTACTAGTATATCTAGCAACACCCTTTGTGATACGGATATCATCTAAGTAACCATTTAAGCCGTTTGCATTTGAACGGTCTGATCCAACATACATGTTTTCAGTTTGATTATAGTTTGTACTATCTGTGTATGATGAACCTTCTTGCGTACCATTGATAAACATATAACCTGTTGTCCCTGAACGAGTAATAGCAAAATATGTCCAAGTTGTTGCGGAAATGGTAGTTGTGCTTGTTTTTAATGCAGTAGAGCCACTTGTCCAAACTAACTGATTACTTGAGTTGATTTGTAATAGCCATCCTGTAGTTGTGCCACCCTTACAAATAATTGAATGTGTCGCACCACTTGCGTTTCTATATACCCACCCCTCAATAGTGAAGTCACTAGATAAGAACTGTAAACTAGTACTATTTGCTATGTTTTGATATCCAGTTGCAGTGAATGCAATAGATTGCGTACCAAATTTCTTTTGTTGAGTTGATATAACAGCGTTTGTAGTTGAGGTAGCTATTGCTCTGCCATAAGCACTTAAGTCTTGGAATGCACCAACTTGTGCAGTAATTAACAAACTTGTAAAACTTGTAGCAGTTAATGGTGTTGTGCTAGGAGTGAAAGTTGTAGTGTATAATGCTTGACCATTAGTCAATCTAATGTTTGAAGCGTAACCGTTCATGTAGTTACCAACAGTATCAGCCTGACTACCTATAATTACACGACTAGCAGCATAGTTATTGCTATCACTATATGTTGATCCGTCTTGTGTTCCATTTAAGAACATTTTAGTGCTTGTGCCGCTTCTACATACTGCAACATGATACCAAGTACCTGTAGTCAGTGTAGCTGCTCCTAAAATTCTGTCACTGTTGCTTACAAAATATCTTAAGTTACCACCTGAATTTAGATATAATGTAGGTATAACTGCGTTTGCAGTTCCGCTGTTTCTTTGGTCAATAATATATTGTGTTGTACCAATAGAGTTAAAGTATACCCAAGTTTCTATAGTAAAATCACCTGTACCATATGTGAATGCTGTGTTAGTGGCCACAGTTAAGTATTGTGCGCTTGCACTAATTAATGAAACACTTCCTGGATATGTATTACCAAAAGGAGACAAACCTGCGTATAATGGAGTATTAGTTGATGTTACTGCTAATCCATTCCATGCTTGGTTAATGAAAGGTGTATTTCTAATTAAGCCTTGATTTGTAAAGTTTAACAATCCACTTGTACCAGAAATTGCAGTTAATGGACTTGTGCTTGGCGTGAAGTTACTTGTGTAAACAGCAGTACCTTTTACAAGTCTCCAGTTACTTATATAACCCCACCAATATCCTGGGTCAGATTTATATCCAACCTCTAATACATTAGTTGCGTTACCGAAACTTGCACTAGCGTTAATTGTTACTGGGGTACCTGCTACGCCATTTAAGTAAGCCGTAACAGTTGTTGTACTTGAACGAACTAATGCAACATGATACCATGTATTAACTACCATAGTGCTGGGCCAGCTTGCGTTATAGTCTAAGTTACTTGGTACTGGTGTTTGAAAGTTAAATGCTGTAGGTCTAACACGGAATATCTTCCAAGAACCACCGCCCCAGCCCATAATAGGCATGTAACCACCAAAGTTAACACTAAAGTTAGTTACATAAACCCATGCTTCAAATGTAAAGTTACCTGTACCTAAGTCCCAAGCACTGTTAGCTGGCATTTCCATCCAACTGGCACTACCATCATAATACATACTTGCACCTGCACCACTACTAAATGGTGTGCGTAAGTTTGGTCTGATCGGTGTACTGCTTGCACCACGAAGTGTTATTGAAAAATTGTTTGTACTTGCGTCAGCAAAACTAGTTTGAGGTGTTTCAAAATTTTCAAGAAAAGAAACATTATTCCAATATGGATCACCACCAGCAATATCGTAATATCTAAAACCGCCTACGGCTGCGAACATTATGCGTATCCTTTACTCAATGTAGCATAGTATGTAGTACCATCATAGAACACACTGATAATATCTATCGCACTTGCGGCTGTGCTTAAAGTTTTTGCACCACCTGCAAACTTCATTGTTGAAGTTAAAGTTCTACCACCAGTACCATCTTGAGTAACAATAACAGTTGCACTTGAACCTGCAACAGCGTTAGCCATACTATTGAAAGTAAAACTAGCATTAGCTGTATATCTAAATATAGAACCTGTACTTAAGTCGGGTGTAATGCTTGTGCTTGTGTTTGCACTAGCTAGTACAGTTTCTTCATAAATCTTTAGTTGTACATTAGCTAAGTTGGCTAAACCTATAGTAGAGATGTTACCACCTGAGATGTTACCAGTAACACTTAAACTTGTTAATGTACCTAAACTTGTAATGTTTGGTTGTGCTGAGTTTACAACATCTCCTGCAAAGTTTGCATAGTTAGCATTAGCTACTGTACCAGTAACATTTGCACCCGTAATAGATGTAAGTCCTGCACCATTACCGGTAATGTTTGTTACAGATAATGTGTTAGTAGTATTGTTAAATGTTAAGTTAGCACTAGCACCCAACGCACCATTGTCATTATAGAATACTTGTGTGTTACTACCAGTAATAGTTAATGTTGATGCCCAACTTAAGTTACCAACACCATCTGTGCTTAACACTTGTCCAGAACTACCACCTGTAATTTTTACATTGCTGTTTGCACCTAAATTTACTGTTGGGGCTGATATTGAAACTGCATTAGCATCGTTTATAAACAATGAATTTGTACCACCACTTGCATTACTTCTACCAATATTACCAGCACCACTACCAGTAATAAAATTCAATGTTACAGTTCTAGGAGATGTGCCTATAATACCTGTTGGCGTATTCAAAGTAACATTTGGGTGAGTCAAGTTTCCGTCAAATGTAAAACTATTAGCACCTCCAAAACTGCTACCATTATTGAATTGAATGTCGCCAGTAACACCACCCACAATGCCAGTTATTGATGAACCATTACCACTAAAATAGTTTGCACTTACTAAGTTGCCACCGTTGATGTTACCAGCTGTAATGTTACCACTAACACTTAAACTGGTCAATGTACCTAAACTAGTAATATTGCTTTGTGCAGCTTGAGTAACATAACCTGCATAATTTGCTACATTTGGATTACCATTAACCCATAAGTTGCTTGAGTTATAAACCAATGCTTGACCTGCTACTGGGCTTGTAATTAATACATCGTGTAATTCATCAATTTCGTATCCATTATCAACTTTGACATAGATACTACCAACTGTTGTACTAACTCGTTCGATCCAACCTAAAACAACTAATTGGTCTGGTGCTACAGGTTTTGTAGTTGTGTAACCACCAGCAACTGTTGGACTTAAATAAACAGCGTTACCTGCTGTTAATCCGTTTGTGTTTAATTTGTATAAAGCACCACTAGTAATAATAAAACCTTCTGCGCCACTTGCAATTGATTCAGCTACAAAGCCAACAGTGCCAAAACTTGTTGCTTCGGTATCTGCTTGTGCTCTTTTAACACTAAGACGATTGCCTACTGCGCCAAATACATAAACAACTTCACCTTTGTTTAGTGTTGTTGCTTCTGAATTATGAACTCTGGCAAACTCTTGTGTACCAATTTGTTGTGTTACATTACCACCCTTCATTAGTAGTTCTAGTGTACCATCACCATCGTCCCAATCTAATTGTGCAACAGTTGTTACACCTGGGCTGTTTGCTGTATCAAATGTAATTGAATCAACACTGGTGATATTACCTACAGTTAAATTACCTGCTAAAGTTACTGTATCTGTTACATTATTAAATGTAAAATTTGCACTGCCTGCAAAATTACCACTATCATTATATTGAATTTGTGTGTTTGCTCCGCCTGGGCTTGCATTTCCGCCACCACCGGTTTGAGCAGTCCAAGTTAAATTACCATTACCATCTGTTTGTAATACATAACCATTTGTACCACCTGTTATGTATACATTTCCAACTGCTGCATTCACACCAAAACTATTACCTGCAAAGTTAGCATAATTTGCATTTGCAGTTGGCACGGAGTTTATATTAGCCCAGACACCATTACCATACAATACATGGTTTGCATCATTATCATAGTTAGTAGTTGCGATGTTACCTATACCTACAACATTACTTACTGAAACTGAATTCGCTACATCAGCAACATTAGCGTGGTCTACATTACCACCAGTAATGTATTCTGGTTTAACTTCTGTTGGATTCCCATCAACATCAACATTGACGATTTGATAGAAATTACTGTTTATTTGACCTCTTGTTGTCATCTTTTTATCCTTATAATGGTGTTACTGTTTGGGTTAAAGTACTACTTACAATAGTAAGCGGTGACGCAGAATCATTCAATGTATATGCACTAGAAGTATCACTACCAGCAGTAACAGTCAATGAACTAGTAGATAATGTCAATGAGCTAGGCAAATATGTAAAACCTGCGTATGTACCGGTCAATGTACCATCATCAGGTAATACCCAGTTGTATGAATATCTAGGAGATAGTACTTTACTTAATAATCCAATCCATAAATTGTTGTTTTTCCAACTTAAACCATTTATGCCTGGCCCAATCAAAGAATGGACTCCATCACTGTCATTCAACGAACGCTGCCAAACAATGTTGCCACTAGGAGCAATTTTAACTACATACGCAATATTACTGCCACTATTGTATAATAAAATGTAAATGTTGTCACTTGAATCTATTGTCATACCTGCAATTTGATGATATGTACCAGAAAACTTATATTTCCATTTTAATGTACCTGTGTAATCAAACTTAAAAATATGTATTTCATTACTTACTAGAACACTTACATAGATGTTATCTAAACCACCATATTGGCGAACTATTTCAGCTTGTGTAGGAGCAGCACTAGTATTGATTTTTTGAGCAAAATCCACATAAGGAGGAAAAAACCAAGCGTCCCACTTTATTATATCAATTCCATATGAACCAGATACATAGTCAATACTAACTATAGTATTATTATTAGTAATTCCATAAGCACTAGAATTAGCACTATTTGTTATTCGTCTTACACCAGCATAAGTTCCATCAGGAGCATAGGCTGCTATTATAGGATATTTTACTCCACTAGCGTCTGCTTCACCCACCGCATATATCAATGGACTAACTTCATCTATTATTACCTGATAAAATCTACTACGATATGCACCGGTAGGTACTAATTGTCGTTGCCATAATAAATTTAATGAAGAATCAAATTTAGCAATAAATGCTTTAGCCAAACCACTACTTTCATCAAATCTACCTACAACATATATGTTGCCTGAAGAATCTATTGCATGTTTACCTAATAACACAGAATATGTGCCAGAACCAGTTGAATATCTAATTAATTTTTGATTAGTTAGATTACCATATTCGTCAGTGGTTATAATAATACCATCTTCACCTTTTGATTCATCTGGGTAATAAGGGACATAACCAACAACTACAGAACTCTTATCTGATTTTAATAACCCAGTCATTAAATTAGTTCTAGTAAACCCACTAGCCAACAAATATGAAAGTACATCAAAATAATATGGACCATTGCCCGTACCTGTAGTAGGTATAGCCATATTCTTCAAAATACCCATAGAATTTAATAATGGCATTAATAGCCTCCTACACCAGCGAAAACTACATATGTTGGAGTAGCTGATGTTTTGATGACAGTAATATTGTAAATGTCATACAGGTTGCCCGAAATAGGTGCTGATCCACCTGACCAATTTACTGTCTGTGCTGCACCACCTATTGATATGCCCGTGCAGTAAAAAGAGTTACCACTAGTGTTTTTGTTAATAAAAGCAAATGAACGGACATCATTTGTATTCAATGATAAGTTAGTAAAGTTTATAGTAAAGTTACTAGAAGTATCAACTGTACACAATACAACACTAGATAAACTTGTATCATATGTATATGAAGTTGAAACAGGACCTGTAAATACTGATCGCTCAACTGCACCTAAAATGTTTGTAATAGAACTGGTACTTACATTAGTGATACTTAATGTATTAGTTAATTTATTAAAAGCAAAATTTGCTACGCCACCAAAAGTACTAGCATCATTAAATTGAACATAGGTATTTAAACCGCCAGGAGTGCCACCTGATGTTGAAACAGTATCCCAAGATAAATTACCTGCGCCATCAGTTTTCAAATAATAGTTTGCAGAACCACCTGAAATGTGTAAATTACCTACAGCGCCTAACGATACATTAGAACTATTGGTAAAGTTAACAACGCCATTGCTTGTTAAACTAGTTAAATTACCCAAACTAGTAATTGTTGGTTGTGCTGCGGTATAGACTGTACCAGCAATCAATGCATTAGCTACTTGTCCTACAACATTACTACCACTAACAGAATATGAAACATTACTTGTATTAGCAATATTTGCTTGTTGTGCGTTTCCTGCGTTTAATGCATATGCTGCATTAGCTACGGTACCAGTAACATTGGCGCCTGTAATTGAACTTAATTGACTTCCATTTGCACTGATATTGCCTACTGTTAATAAGTTAGTTGTAGTATCGTATGTAAATTGGCTATTGGCACCAAAACTACCACTGTCATTAAATTGAACTTGTGTGTTTGTACCAGCTACAGTTGCTCCAGTAGCTTGTGCTACCCAAGATAACGAACCTGATCCATCAGTTGCTAATACATAACCATTTGTACCACCAGTGATTGTTACATTACCTACTGCGCCTAAATCAGTATTTCCAGCTACTGTTACATCAGTAACATCAATGTTTGTGACAGTCAATAAACTGTTTGCTTCGTCAAATGTAAAACTACTATTTGCAGCAAAACCATATCCGCCATTGTATTGTACTTCACCTGTTAAACCTGCAGGCAAAGTACCACCTCCACCACTACTAGCTAACACATCTATGTCATCGCCAGCTTGTAAAGGTATATTGATTTGTAATGTGTCTGATGCAGTTTTTACATAGAATTCTGGTTCAATGTTAACACCATTTTTCATCACATTCATTTCTACATTTGAACCATATGTGCTCAAATTGCTATTTGTGAATGTTTGATTGTTACCATTTACTGTAACATCAAAATGAATATAATCTGTGCCACTACCTGTTGTTGTAGGATCTATCCATGTTAAATCACCAGAACCATTGGTAGCCAAAATAAAACCGCTATTGCCGCCATCGATGTGAACATTGCCAACATTACCTAAATAGCTAAGACCACCAACAGTTAGTGTACCACTCATGTTAATGTTTTGTACAACATTAGAGCCATCTGTACCTGCATTTAAGAATGCTTCAACATTACTATTACCATATGGTTTAGTTGGACTTATTTCAGCTTGATTTGTATATAATGTGGTAAAGTTTCTATCAGGCACATTGGCAACAACTACATTGCCCGGTTGAGCATTATATAGTGTTGTTAAATTGTTTGCTGATACTGTTACATTTCCAGTGTAACCATATAGACTTGATGAACTCATATTTTAAGTCCTTACTTAATGTTATATTGGCGATATTGTCTTGGTTGCCAAACTGATGTTAGTCGTGTATGTCCACCACTCCATTTACCTAAATTGTTTTGATCTTCAACTGTAGCCATAGCTGCGTTAAACTTTGCTTCGTAAACTGCTGCATCATCTTTGTTATGGCGTTTAATATAGTATTCACGCAATGAACCATAAACATAACCTTCGGGCCATGTTGCTAATACTGCGTTTGATTGAACTGTAATATCTGTAATGTATACTCCAGTAACTGTACCATCACTAATACCTGTACCACTGATTGTAATTGTTGTGCTTGATGGTACCGCAGTAACAGTTACTGTGCCACTTGTACCAAAATCACCAGTACCTGCTGTAGCCATTAATGTATCACCAACACTTACACTACTTGAATCATTTACAGTTAATGTTGCTGTTGTACCAGTAGAACTTGAAACAGTTGCACTTGTGTCAATCAATTCATCATCTGCAGGACTGAATAACAATGGCCATGCTTTGTAGTAATACATGTTAATCAAGTCACCTTCAGCAACATATGGTAAGAATTCATAATATGCGCCTACTTCACTGAACTTACCACGAATAACTGCTGGGACATTAACTGGTTGCAAGTATAATTGTGCAATCATGCTTTGTGTAATAATATCTCTGTCACCAATTCTATCGTACACGATCCAGGGCCCTGTTTGACTACTTGGGCTACCAGGACTACTTGTTTGAAATAACGCATCACCAGAAACAGTACCAATGTTGTTTGCTGATAGTTGTACTACTGAATAATTAGGTCCTGGGAATGAAACGATTGTTGCCCCTGGAGCTATACCCGTTCCAGTAACTGTCATACCAACACTTAGACTTTTGTTTGGTGTAGTAATAATGTTGATTGTATCTTCACCATCTACTCCTGATACCTGTGCTGTAGTTAAGTATTGTTGACCTTGTTTAAAGAACAGTATTGGTTTATTCATATCACCTGGAATCGGTATACGACCATTTGAATCTGCGATACCAATGTTTTCTGGACTATATGGGTCGCATCGTAGTGCTGGCAATTCAATGTTACGCATTGACATTTCTGCCATAAAGATACATTTTTTAATTTCACTATCGTTACTTGAACCTGTGAAATCTTTAATGAAATCTACTAAATCATTTGCTGAGGGTATTGTGAACATATTGTTTCCTTATTAACCTGTTCTGTTAGGGTATGGTACAGCTACTGGGATTGGTAATTTACCACCTGGGTAGCAGATGTATTCTGGGTATTCTCTTTGTACCACACGATAGAATTGAGCCTTCAATGTTCTATCTTGTTTGATAGCATTCCAGGGCATTCCACCAAAATACTGATCCGAAATTCGTATTGATATAACGAATGGTAATTCCATCCATTTATGTTGAAGTTTACCATCTTCACCAATTGGAGCTAAAGGATCAGGTATGCCAGCTTCTGCTGCTTCTCTGTAAAGTCTACAATGTTCTTTGATAGCATCAGTGTTTTGCTGTTCACGAGTGATGTAGAATTTACCATCTTGTCTACCTGTAGTAACTTTGATGTTGTTACCTTTGTTCCAATCAGTTCTTTTCCAATCACCCTTCATATTTCGGTACAAGTTATCATTAGTTAATAACTTGTCTGCCAGACCATTGTGATTATCAATCATACCGCCATTATCTTGGCGATAGAAATCATAATTCTTTTCTGGGTCTGAATCGTCTAAGTATTCGGGTTTATTATAGTCAATCATATATGTATTTAGTCTTAATGGAAAAGGGGCCTAAGCCCCTTTTCATCGCATCTAATCCTTTTGAGATTAGTAAGTGCTTCCGGCACCTGCGTTTGTACGAACGACCAAAGTGCTTGGGCGTGCGCCTGGTAGAGATGCTTGAGCGTCTGTACCTGCTTTGATGTTGTTAAGAACAGCAACACCAGCTGGGTTACGAACAATCAATGTACCTTCCATGATGAACTGATCCAATGAAGCGTCAGCGTTACTGAATACTTCGTTGTTAGGACCTAGATCACGCAATGAACCCCACTGAACAACATCTTCGTTCAAGAAGTAGATTTGGTCAGCAACACCAGACTGGTCCATGATCCATGAATCATAGATTTCGTATGTGTAGTTGAAGTCACCTTCGTAAGTAGCGATAGTATCACCACGCTCTGAATTGACACGGTTAATGCCACGAGATTGTGTGATGTTATCACTGATAGAAGTACGCAATGATGTTGGAGCAACAACAGAACGAATCTTCGCATTGTAGCGTTGTTCAGCAACAGTTACCAATTGCTTGTACAATGCTGGTGAGAAGTATTGGTTTGTGAATGTACCAGTGTAGAACTGAGAACCATTACTCAACAATTCCAATGTGTCATCAGCAGTAGTAACTGAGTCTGTATCTTCGTTGTTTGTGTTGGTGTCTAAGTTTGTCAATGAACCAGAAGTTGTATTGAAAGATTGTGTACCTGCGAAAGCAGCTAATGAACCCATACGACGGCCAGTTTGACCACTTGGTAGACCTGATGCTGTACCAGATTGACCAGCATATTTTGTACCGATTTGGTCAGCACGAACTAATTGTTGTTCTACATCGAACATCAATTCGATCAATTGCTTGACTTCTTGGTATGCTTGTGGGTCACCACCAGCTTGCATAACAGCACGAGCAGTACCAGAAGATGCGATTACTGTGCTGAAAATTTGAGTGTAGTTACCTAAGTTGTAACGGCTGTTAGATTCTGCTTGTGATGTAGAAACTGTAGCACCTTCAACTTGAGCTTGTACTGCAGGTAGACGATAAATGTCGTCTGACCATAATGGTAAAGTTGAGTTAACTTTACGCTTCTTTGACATTGCCATGTTTAAAACAGGGGTATCATCTTTAACGCGGTTAGACACATCTAGGTCTAAGTCTTTGACAACGATATCAGAACCATATGCTGTTGTACCGTTACCAATTTGACTGGTTGTAATTTCTGCCATAATATTCTCCTTAAAATGTAATTAGGCTTATTTAACGACCACTTCTGATTTGCTTCAAACGAGCCATCAGTAAGTTGTCTCCGGCTTTTTTATCACCGGCTTTGGCTTGCTCACGGAGTTTGCTTAAATTATCATCTGAACCACGATTTGTTGAAGAACCTTTACGACTAGTTAAAGCCGCCATACTAGAACCTGCAGGCTTACTTGTTGGTTTATCTCTATAGCGTAATCCATCTCTTAACAAACTTAGTAATTTTTCATCACTAGTTATTAAGTCTAGGTTCTTTACGCCTGGAATTACTTCTTCACTAGATTGAGGCCATATCTTAGTTAGTTTATCACGAATTTCATTAAAGACATATTCATTTTTTAATTCTTTATCTTCAAAGTTTTTACGATGATATTCTAAGCGTTCGTTAACTTGTTGTTGTCGAACTTTTCTAAATTCATCTACAGCAGGTTTAATCTGTCCGATAACTTCCTGTTGTTGACGAATATACTGCTCATTCTGTTGCATACTAGCTTGTATCCTTGCGATTTGTGCAGGATCATTAGTTTGCGCCAACTGCTGTTGAAATGTACTTTGATAATTCTGAACTTTCAGTATTTCATCGTATGCTTCTTTCAACTTAGGTTGAATAGTAAATTCCATTGCTAGAGTTAGACCTTCTTGTTTTGCCCTTGCTTCTTTTTGAAATTCATCAAATTCTGCTCGTTCAATTTTTAATTGTCTAGCATCCTCACTAATTGCTGCTCCCTGACCTAATATCGCTGCTGCCTTTTTAGCGTCAATTACAATTTCTTTTCCATTACGCATGAACTTGAACTTAGCGTTCGGGTTTGTTTCTGCAAATTCTAAGAAATCAATTAATTCTTCACTTGTTGAATCAGTACTTTCTGTGCTTACTTCTTCTGAAGGGCTATCAGTTTCTTGATCGGCTTCTGCAATATGTTCGTCAACGGTGTCAACAACTTCTGGCACAGCATCTGGTGCCACAGGGCTTGAATCTTCTGCCGAATTTTCACTACCTGTCTCAGTCTGCTCAGTAGGTCTAATTTGATTACGCAAGGTTTGTTCACGCATTGCGGTCATTTTAGATGCTATTGAATCTAAGCTAGGGACTGCGTTTGTTTCAGTGGCCGCAGCTGGGGTGCTGTTAGGGCTGATATTTTCTGTCATTTCTATTTTCTTTCTTTAAATTATTGGGCTTCGTCAATGTCGGAGTTACCAATTTTGTTTTTGTAAAAAACTGCTCTTTTCAATGTATTAATAAAATTATCAATACCTGTTAATTCATTACTCAATGCGATGCGTAACTGATTTTCTTCTGGTGTATGACCTCTGATATTACTCAATTGGTCGATTACCTCAAATTTGAATTGATGTACAAACATCGCAAAATCTTTATTAGTTAATAAGTTTTCTGCTTTGCTACCATGATTTCTAATCTTGTCTTTTTGACTAGCTGATAAATCTTTGGTTTTTGTATAATCAAATGTTAATCTGTCGTTGAAGTATTCTATGCTATTCTCGTTTATCATATTGTATTTATACCTATATTAACTATAGACTTTTGGATTTCCTGCTGCTATTGCCATGTAGTCAAGTTGACTTTCAGCATCTTGACCGGATACTTCAGCCATAATCTGTTGACCTTTAATAGCATTTAATTGCGCTACACTCAAATCTTTCTTCTCTGCTGGAGTAGGTTCTTTTTGAGCCATAGCTTGTTTGCCTTGTTGAATCATCTGTGCGATTTCATCATCACTTGGTAAGTAAATGTCACAATCTTTAACTCCCAATACATATAATGTATCTGCAAATGGCTTCTTAACTTTCTGATATACTTCAGGAGTTAATGTACCTTGTGAAACCATTTGTTGTGTTGTAGCATACAAGTCACTTTGACATTTCTGGATAATCTGTAAACGACCCAATGCGTTTTCTTCACTCATCATACCAATTGCTAGTTCTAAGTGAATCTGTTTTCTATCGCAGAAGTTCATATCGTCCCATGCTTGATAGTCTAAGAACACAGGCTTACCATCTGGGTGATATAATTGTGCTAATTTCTTAACGCCATAATCATCGCCATACTGAATCAATGTACGCCATACTAACCAAATTGCTTCTTTTAATCCTTCTGCTGCATTGCGAACAGTATTGTCTTGAATGATTTGGTTTGGTGTCAATGCCATTTGAAGTTTAACACCACTGTTACCAGGCGCCATAACTTCTGGATTGAATACATCTTGAGGTGTAGTCATACCAACCATAGCCATTGTATCTTGTTGGATACGGTTCATAGCAACTTCTAAGAATTGCAAGTTACCTGCTGGTGGGGGAATTTGATAAATGTCTTTTGATGGGTCAAACTTACTATCTAAAATAAAGATAGCTGCTTCGCCATCTTGTAACATTTCAAAATCAAGTCTATCAGGTTTAACACCGATTCTAGGTGTTGCAGTCAGTAGCCCCAACTGAATCTCGGCTCTAGCTGCTGATGTGTTATATTCCTGCATTGGAATAACAGATTCAGCGATTGACATTCCATAGAAGTTACCTGGCAATGGTTTCGGACACATGTTTGCTACTGGAATGAATTCAACCTCTCTAGCGGAGATAATGTATGAACCAGAATAGATAATTTCTACTAATTCAAGTTCACCATCGCCATCAATGTCATATTTGTTCCATACCGTTACTACAGATACTTGTCTTGAATCTGGGTCAGCACTTGCTGCTGAACTAACAGGTATACCCATGACAGGGACTGAATCTCTAGCGTGAATTGCTAAGTTGTTTAATACTGAACCTGCTTGATAAGCACCGTTCATATTATATTCTGCAAACTGTTCAAATTCTTCCAAGTTGATGCCTGGATATAAATCACATGCTTCTTGAATTGTCATTGGATCATAGTAACCACAGAATGGTTGATCTTTCATTTCTGGTACTGTAGGATCACAAATCCAATAGTGTTGTGCGATTGGGTGAAACTTAATGTTGATACCATGACCTGTTAATTTGTATTTTGCCTGGTAGATTGTGTTTCTATTGATAGCATCAGCCATCATTTGTTGTTCACCATCAAGTAGTTGTTGATCCATTCCACTTGTTGTTGATTCCATTACTGAATCCATATCATCTGGATTAGTATCGCCTAATCGGTTAACAAATTCGTTAACCATATTTTCAGCCATTTGCTGTTCAAATTGTTTGCCAGCGCCTTTTAATTCGTTCCATACTCGTTCGATTTCAACACGAACTCTGCGCTTACTTTGCTTCAATACAGTTAAGCCTGCTTCAAATGCTTGTTGCTCAAATGCACGAAGTTGGTCACTTGTACCTTGCGTTTCAACATAACGAGTGATTTGCTCTCTTACCGGCTTAATCATCATCATGCCGTTTTTGTGCATGTTTGCATCCATAATCCAACGCTCTAAAATAAAGTGTGGATCATTCATTTGATTGACAACTTTACTGACCATATCAGTAGCTTGTCTTGCTGCTTCTTCATCAGATTCGGTATCAGCTACAAACTCAAAGTTGATTTCGCCATTGGGCATTAAGCCTTTCGCAATAACAGCAGTAGCATAGTCAACAACTGGTTTAACTGAGGGGTGTATATAGTCAATACCATTAACTGGTGCTGTACTATCTGTGACAGCAAGACAGAGGTAATGATAATCGCTTGCACGGTTAACAGCATTTTTAGTTCCTAAGTATCGTAGATACGACGCCATTTTCGTATCCATCATGTTCTTCATTCTGACAAAATTACTGTTTATTTTTCTATTTTTGTTAATTTTGTCAATTGGGATATTTTTTATATCAAGCATGGTTTAAAGACCCTTTTAATCTATTATTTATCGTTTTCAATTTGGTCTTTTTCAGTCGTTTTCTTGTCGTTATGTTCTTCTTTAATGGCTTTTTCTTTGTCTTTTTTACCAAAGATTCTGTCCCAAGACTTAGCAAACTCTTTCTGGTCAACTTCAAACGGCCTAGCGCGGCTACCTTTACCCATGTATTTCTCCTCATTCGTATTTTAATATAAAAAATGTCTTTTCTGGACAATCTGTAGGATATAGTTCATTAGCTACATCTCTAACACTATTGAATTCTTTTCCATCAATTACCCATTTAGGTTTTGGCTTCATCATAGCTTGATTATATTGCTGAGCCAACATATTTTGTGCTTGTTGACTATTGTAACCATTCAGCATACCTTGATAATTTGATTGTCCCATATTTTGATTGTTATGTGCGTTCCCATATGTAAACGAACCACCTAACATACTTCCTAAACTTCCAAACATTTCTATTCCTTTATTCGTTGGGATTATATGCTTTCTTCCAAGCTGGTCGATTACTATAATCTTTCTGTATATATCTATCTCGTTGTGCTCTCATTCTTTCACTAGGAGTGCGATTGTCCCATGGCTCTGCTATTCCTTGTAGACAACCTAGTATAGCATATCTACAACTATCGATACAATCATCTGGGTCACTGAATCTGCCTTTTTCGTCAACGAAATAGTTTTGTGCTTCTGATAAGAAATGTGTACAGTTTTCGTTTACCATTAATGATCCAACTTCTAGCATCTGACGCATTTGGTTGATACCATATGCTTTGTGATTCGTAACTCTACCCTGACTATCAGGTGGATTCATTATCGCTTTTTCGTAAACATTAAGTTCATAACTTTCAAACAACTCTCTGATACTATTACTCGACATTGTATAACGCCCAGATGTTGAAGCGTCTGCTGGTAAGACGATAGGAGTTCCAAATACTTCTGGTCTGAGTAAGTGATTGATGTACTGGGTTGGAACAGCTTCCTCAACACCTTGTACCACAATTTGTCTATGTAAGTATGCAGTTTTTTCATTTGGTTCCCAATATACTAAACTAATAACTGTTTTATCATTTACAAGTCCCAAGTCAAGTGCAATAATGCGATGTATATTTGGTAGTCTTGTAAAGTCAATTTCACCTGTCTTATATGTAGGCCAGTTACTAAGTTGAAACACAGCACCTTTACCCATAACAGGTTTACCAGCAATACGAGCTTCACGCTCATGCGGTAAGTAATCTTTTTCTAATTGTTTTCTTGTACTCATCAACAAGAATGGTTGACCCCAGGGATCATATTCTGGACAATCGTCCCATGACACACGAATGTATTCATATCCTTCTTCGTTGTTCCAGAACTTACTAACTAGTCCGTTCAAGCCTTTTAGTGGTGTGAATGAACATAAGACCTTGCCCTGTGTTGTTGCCGTACGAGTAACGATTTCACTGAAAAAGTCATCTGGCGGTTGTTCGTCAAACACGGCAAGATTCAACTTGAAACCTTGTAACTGACGAACTTCTTGTGTATAGTTAGCAAATAACAAATAGCTTTTAGCGCCACTAACATGTTTGATTTCACAACCAATACAGTTTGCACCATCATTACGCATTGTATCAGTTACAATACATGCTCTTGGTATAGCGCCAGTGCCCAAGTTTTCTTGTATTTTAATATCTTGTGTACCCAATAGTTCGTTTTGTAATACTAATGCGACTTGACTCCAGCCCTCACCAGCAACCATACAAGTGATTGCTTTATCAAATCTATGACCTTCCCACCAATCGGGATATCTGCCAGTCAAATGCATTGCAGTTTCATAGCAGGTACTAACTGTTTTACCAATACGGTTTGCAGCTAGAATACCCCTACGCTCACTATTGCCTGTTTTAAAAAACTTTAACTGATGTTCAAATGGTCTGAAGTACTTTAATTGGTCATACATCATATCATCAGCTATTTCTATTGCCAGATCCTGAAGTTGATTCTTCAATGGACCCGGAATAGTTTTTAAACTATCAATAGTAAGTTTGTTTTTATCAACAACATAACGCAAGGCTCTAGCAACAAGAGTCTCTTGTCCAATCATTATTCGTTCTCTACTGGATAGTGTTGGTTCATAATACTTAAGTAGTATAGACCATGACTCAATGCTAAGATTTCATCAGGTTTACCACTCCAAGTTTCTGTATCTGTTAAATCACTAGGCTTTTTGGTTAGTAATGCTTGTAAGCGTTCTGCTGTCAATCTCATGCAATGTTCAATCTGACCAGGAAAGCGTTCTTTAAATGCTTCTCTATGTGCTTTATTAACTTTCTGAAGAATAATAGTATCTTGTACCATTTTTTCTTCTTTAATTTTTCTTGCATGAAGTATTTCTCTGTTGCGAGAATTTTCAGGTATATTGGTCTGAGTACCATCAGTACGCATTATCATTTTAGATCCCATACATTATTCAATACTGAATTATCAACTGATAAGAATTCTCTATCAATCCATACATCCCATTGATTTGATTTGTTAACCTTCTTAGTCTGCATCAACGCTCGTAGTCTTTTACCTTGTGGTGTTAATGTACCATCTTCACGCATAATAACTTGTTCGCCTGTACGAGGATCAATCCACTTGATAATTTCTGGTACAACTTTACCATACTTGTTAATCTTCTCACCATGTGGTACTTGTTCTAATGGACCTTGAATTTCATATGAAATCATACCATTATCATACTTGCGAAAGACCATGTGTACTTTTTTATCTTGCGCTCTCATCGCATCATCTGGGTGAGGAATTGTTGGGCAATAAAAACTGTTTTGTAATTGATTGCGTGGTGGCAAAGATTTATCTCTTGCTGGTTTTGGTTTTAGTTCTTCAACTGGAACTAATTCTGTTTTATCAATATATGGGTTATTGTCGCCCAAGAATACTGGATCAACTTCATCACCATTTAATACATCCATAGCAACTTGATACTTGAGTTTGTTAGCACGACCTTTTAAGTTGAGGACAATGCCAGTTTCGTCAAATACGAATCGTTCAAGTTCTTTTGCTGTTGGGAAGTCAGTCATTAGACCCTCTAAGTCAAATTGAATAGAGTTTAATGATTTTGGTTGTTGTGGTTTTGTTTTCTCTATAACTTTTTCTGCTTCTTCAGCAAATGTTTCTGTTACAGAATCTGTTGGAGTTACATCTGGTTGATCCCAGATATTTTCTTGAGGTTGTTTTGTTGTTTTCTTTTTCATTTCTTTTCCTTATCTAAACTAAAAGGCTAGGGCAACCCTATGTCACCCTGCCCAAAGACCAATTATGCAAAAGTATTTATCTTTTGAATTTTGATGGTAGTTTTGAACCATTAGCTGTTGGATTAGTCTTAGGTCCAGTGTTAGAATGAATACCTTCTAATGCTGGGTTTGTACGACCACCGAACTGACCACGACCACGCATTTCTAATGCACTTGTGACCATGTTAGCTAATGTTGCTTTTTCGCTAGAACTCTTTGACTTTTCAGCCATGAAGTCTTTGCGCTTACTACCCATACCAGCGTTACCAGTAGTAGGTCCTCTTTTTTGATTGATTGGTTTTGATTGTGGATTACTCATTTTGTTTCCTTTTATCCTACTACTGTTACAACTTCAACAATAGTGAATTCAGAGCCAGCTCCGATAGTTGTTGTAGTTATACCTGTTGGGTTAATACCACCCGGTTGTGCTTGAATAGTAACTTCATTTGTTGGTAAAACATATGTTGTACCTGTTGGTGTCGCTTGATATGGAGGCCAATAAGGTGCTGCGTATGCATTAACAGTAAATGTTAAAATAGCACCAGTATCAGGATCGACTGTATCAACATCTAGTGTTACTGTTTGTATTGGCTGACCAAAATTGTCACCATTTAACGCTAATGTATCACCTACTGTATATCCAGTGCCACCTGCAGGATATATTTCGCTGTTAAATTGTGTTATAGTAAGTGTTGTACCACCAAAACCATTACCAGTACTGGATACATTAAATTTAGCACCTGTGCCAGTGCCACCTGTACTATCTAGTTCTGTATAGTTATATACTTGTGAATCTAATGTCCAACTTACCATAACTAATACTGGTTGTGGATTAATTAGTCTTAGGTATTTTGCACCTTGACCACCAGTAATGTTGTTAGTTGTATCTGCTGAAAAGTATCCTGGAGCATTTTCATTAATGCTAAGTGAGATACCGCTAGTTTGAAAGACAGCCATTATTGATTTCCTTTCGTTGGACCACGACCTACATTAATGCTGTTTGGGTTACCTTTGTAATTTTGTTCGCATTTAGGTTCCCAATTACGGGTACCGCCTGGTGTACGAACTTGAGGTGAACCACTAAACATATCCTTACCTTTTGGAATGCTAGGTAAACTGCGTGTACCAGGAGTAGATTTAGTACCCTTGTTACCAACAGTAGGACCGCGCCCAAAGTTAACTGTACGACCATCATTTAGATGACCAGTGTGTTGATTAACTTGCTCTTTGCTTGCGTCAGTGCCACGAGAATAGCCCTTACCGCCCATATAACTTAAATCACTCATTTTGTTTTTCCTTTAGTTGATTTTTTAGCCGCTTGTCTCTTTGTAGCATACGCAATAGCTACGGCTTGCTTAGGGGGCTTTCCTGCAGCAATTTCTTTTTTAACATTCTTACTGAATGCTTTTTTACTTGTTGATTTGATTAACGGCATATCTTTATTTATCACTTCTTTTTTTGGCTGTTTTGGCACTCTGTTTGAATGCCTTTGCTGTTGGAGCGCCTTTAGTACCAGGTTTACGCATCTTTTCACCAGAGCCAGCTTTTATTCTTTCTCGTTTGGCGTGTATGTTAGCGTATAATCCGTTTTTCATATTAATCTTTCTTTATACCTGTCAGTTTTGCTAACGCATCTGCAAAAGCGATTTGCTTTGCATCGATATTCTCTTGGCTATCTGTAACTTCAATCTTAGCCAAATGAATCATTACTTTATTCAATATTAAGTTGTGATATTTCATAGTTAAATGGGTATCTCCCCTAGTTCTAGCTTGTAAAAAATCATCAACTAACAATTCTTCATAGTTTTTACCACCTGATTGAGTTTGAAGTTTTTCAAGTAACCCTTTAATAGTTACACTTTCTCCAACCCCTTTTGGTCTGCCTGCTCCCGGCATTTTGCCACCCTTTTTCTTCAAAGGTTGACCTGTTTTCTTATTCAATTTTGTGCTGTTCTGTTCCATATAAATATTTATTCATTTAATAGTAAGGAAATGTAATGACAAACTTTAACTGGTATCCTGCGAGTGGCACAGATGTTGATTCAATCGTTAAGATGGCTGTTGACCATTTTCAAACTGAAATCGATTTAATCTTTACCCCTGACCCAATTGCTTATGGTAGAAATCTAACATTAGCAGTAGTCAATCAATTTTATCTCCCTATGACCGAGTTATTAAGTGTCTGTAAAGATGACACAGGCAAACTTTTAGCCTATACTTGGGCAGTATCAAATCAAAGAGCTATGTGGTCAGATGACAATATGGTCTCTGTCAAAATGGCTCATGTAGATTTAACTCTACCTATTAAACACAGACTTCAAATTGTGAACTCTATGTTTAAACTTTGGGAAGGCTTTGCTATATTAGCTAACAATCCCATTGTATGTTCTACAACTATGCGTAAAGACCAAGATGGTTTCTTAAAATTACACAAACGAAACGGTTATGATGTTCGTGGTAGTTACGCATATAAAAAATTAAGTGCTTAACAAACTCGCCTGCCAATTCGTTGATGCCCCAGTTAGAAAGACGCAAAATCTGCTGGGTTCTTGATAGCACTTTTGGCGTCTTAACTTAATCTAATGTAGCACGAAGCATCCAAATATGCTTTGCTAGTGCTAAAATTCTATCTTGTGCATAATTACTAATCTCTTGATGACCTTCTTCTTCACTAATTGCCATTAATTCTTCATAACATCCTTTTAGATGTTCCAAATCATCTTTAACTTCACTAATTAAGTATTCGCTTGAACCATCTAAAGGTGTTGTTGGCAAATGTGTATCAACAATTACATCTTGTAAACTGCATGGCATCATTGCTTGTAATGTTCTGAGTAATTCGGCAAGCATATCGATTTGATCTTGCAAATCTTCATAAACTTTTTGTAATAATTTATGGTCACTAGCAAAGTTTCTACCCATAATGTTTACATGAGCAACATGGCTACGGTAGTATGCTGCAAAGTTGTCATTAAAGACTTGTGTTAATTGTGTTGTTGTATTCATTTAGAAACTTCCTGGCACTACTGGGCCCATAACTTTTTCAAATGCTTTCTTGCGAATAGCTGATTTCATTCTTGCATCTTCTTCTAATATTGCTCGTTCTTGTGGAGTAACATTACCATATGGCATATTAGCAACAGCTTTCATTTGATTAGCTGCACCTGCGCTACCTTGAGTACTTGCTTCACCTCTTTGTACTTGAGCAAATGGATTACTTTCTAATCCTGGAGCATTTGGATTCTGACGAATTTGTTCTTGTTCATATGCTGCCAATGAATATGGTAAAGTGAATAGATTTTCTGGAGCTGCAATTGGGCTTAATATCTTTTGCACGCCTGATGCAGTCATTCCACTAAGACCTTGACCAAATGCAGGATGACCGCCAAAGTATGCTTTAGCTGCTTGTACAGGATTTGTTAAGATTTCTTTTCTACCTGCAGGACCAACTTGTGTTACTAAGTTTTTAGCAATATTAGCAGCGTCACGCATACCGCCTGTTAAATCATATGCTGCTTGTGCATATGGTTTTGCTGCGGACATTAATCCTTGAACAGCAGTAATATCACCAGGTGCTATAGGCTGTTCTACAGTCGTAGGTGTACTGGACAAATACTTATCAGGATCAAATTCTGATTCTGTTTTTGCTAGATATTCATCTGGATTGAAATCACTCATTATAGTCCCAATCGTTGTTTGATTTGTCTTGATCTTGGATCATTAGGATTTTTATTAGCCCATTCTAATGCTTTTTTATCTTCAGTAGTTAGTTTACTTTCAGTTTCGCTAGGAGTACCATATTTTGCTGGTTGACCTAACTTCTCTCTGTTTCTATCAATGCCGCGTTGAATAATTTCTTTAAAATCTGTTGCTGCTGCTTTGAATTCTTTTTCAGATTGTGATGTGCTCATGCGTTGAATAGCTTTCGTAGCGGCATCACCTTCTTGGTTACTCAATGATCCCATACCACGCAAGTTTTCTACAGCTTGCAAGAAACTTTGTCCCTTAATTTCATTGAATCGTGCAGCCCAATCGCTAGTATCAGTACCTTCGATCATGCCAGCAATCTTACCCGCGCCTGGTAATGGTACTGATCCCACATTAGCTACACCAACACTAAAACTAAAGCCTGGATGAGTTACTAATTCATCCATTTTGTTAATCAAGTAGTCTGCATTAGTTTCTGCTTTACCTTGATTGACTTTTAATTTACCTAAATCAACACCTTCTTCTTGTGCTGCTTCTTTTTGTTTAGTCTTTTGTGCTTCAATATCAGCTCCAGTTGGTCTACCACCTAATCCAGCACCTGCTGTTGGTGTAATAGGTGCTACTGGCATACTTGGACCTGCAGTAGCTTGCAATTGTGGGTTGACACCGCTGAATGGACTAGGTCCGGGTGCAACAGTTGCTTGTTGTTCTAATGGAACTCTTTGTGGAGGTGTTAACTTGACGCCGCCGCCAGGTAATGCTTGCGCTTGTGGTTGAATTGTAGGTGCTTGTTGAGCTGGAGCTTGTTGAGCTGGAGCTTGTTGAGCTGGAAGAGCTTGTGGGCGTTGATTTAAATTCTGTGGAACTTGTTGAGTTTGCAATCCAATTTCACTAGGTTGTACAGGTTGAATACCTTGTGCAGCCAATTGTTGATTATATGGACGAAGTATTGCAAGTTTCTCTTCCATAGTTTTGCCAGCAAGTTTAATGTTTAAATCTTGTATAGCACGACCACGCATATCTTCTAATGTGCCAGTACTAGATTGTGGTCTGAAGCCGGCCATTGGTTTACGACCAGTATCAGTTTGAACATATGTTCTACCTGTTTTCTCGTCTGTTACCATTCTACCAACTTCGCCAGTTTTATCATTAACATATGATCCACCAACAATGTTTAGTTTCTGTGTACCGCCACTTAAACTAGAAAGTTCTTTACTAGATAAAGACTTTCCTGTTTCAGCATTATAACCTTCTATAGGTAAACCATCAGCACGGACTTTGTACAAGACATTACTTGTTGTACCAGTTTTTTCATCATAAACTTGTTGTGTTTGCCATTTAGCTCCCACGCCTAATTTAGCAGCTTCATCTCGTGCTGAGTTTTCCATACCCAACAAACCATACATAATTGCTTTACCCCAATTACCTTCAGTTGAACGAGCATTTAACATCTTGTTCAAATCTTCTGGTGTTGCAGTCTTAATATATTGAGTTGCTTTGTTCTTCTCGTATTCCTGACGCATCATATCACTTAACTGTGCGCCTGCTATTTGTCTTTGCTCAGGTGTATATTGACTATTGGTGTAAATCTCCCACATTTTCTTTTGGTCATTTTGACTATCAGTTAATGCTTGTTGAAATGGAGTTGTTTGTTGTTGTATTTCTTGTCTAGCCTGTGGAGTAATCTCGACTTTAGTAGGAGTCATAGGCATAGTAGGTGCTGTAGGCGATACTGGTTGAGTAGGACCTGCAACAACTGTAGGTTCGCCTGGAGTAGGTAATTGACCTATCTGAGGAGGTTGCTGAATTTGTTCAGGACTAATTGGTGCTTCAACAGGTAATCCACTTTGAAGCGCAGCTAATCTATCTTGTTCTTCTTTTCTTTTGCGTTCTTCTTCTAATGGATCAATTTGTTGAGAAATTGAGTAATCGTTAATCATAATTATAGTCCCATTCCACTGAATAAGCCTTTACCACCACCAATACCTAAAGTTGTACCACTAGTTTGAGTACCTTGTGTACCTCTAAAGTCAGTTTGATAACTTGCAGAAGGTGTACCAAAGATAACACTTGCGTATTGATTGTAAAGTTGTTGTGGCGTCATGCTTGCTGTAACTGCATTACCAGCAGCGCCTAATGCTTGACCAATTCCACCTTGACCTAAACTTGCTAATGTTGATCCAACATTCGCTCTTTGTGCTGCAATATTACTTGCAACTTGTGCAGCAGTTTGTGCTTGTGTTGACATTGTTTGACCAGCTAATTGTCTGCCAGCCAATGCTTCTCTAGCACTACCTAAATTGCCAGTGCCACCAAACTGTGCTTGTTGATTAGCTAAGTTTTGTTGATACTGTGCTTGTGCTGGTTGTAATGCAGCAGCAACTTGATTTGCTTCATATTCTGGACTGAATAAACTTTCTAGACCTGAGATACCTTGACGCAATGCACTTTCACCAGTCTCACCTAAACTAGCTTGTGCTTTTCTAGCAACGCCAGCTTGATTTTGTGCAGCATTAAGCACGCCTTGTGCGTTACGGTCATATACTTCTTTTGCACCTTGAACAGCGCCTGTATAGCTTGGTATAATTGTACCAGTTAACATACCAGTTTGCGCTGCAATCTGATCTCTTTGTTCTTGTGTTAATACTGGATTTGATGTTGAACTTGTTTTTCCGAAACTCATTTTTTGTTCCTTATTCTATATTTATTATGGTCTAACAGGGGCTGTTGTAGACCCTACTAATGGATAGTACATGCCCATTGCTTGTAATATCTGTTGCGGTGTTGCACTTGTTTGTCTTGTTTGTGAACCCCAGGGTTGACTTGGAGCTGCAGGAACAGTATTGTATAATTGTGCATTGAATTCAGGACCAGGCTGATATGGATGACTGCCCCAGAAGTATTGTGCTTGATTTGGACTTGTTGTTTGATAGTATGGAGTAGGTGCTATCCAACCTGGATTCAAGCCTGTTGGGATATTGACTTTGATTGGGTCGCCAACTTTATAAGTTCCATAATGATAGTTGCCTGTAGGATTATTAGGATCAGTAGGCACTACAATTGGTACGATAGGTGTTGTTGGTGTAGTTGTATCTGTTGGCATATTAGTATTATCCGTTGGTGTTTCAGCTTGTACTTCTGGAATCTTTGGTTGTTCTGGAATAACTTCAGTACCAGGTTGACTTAATGGTGGTTGCTGTGGTGTTGTAGTTGGTGGTGGTGTTACAGTACTAGGGCCTGTGCCTATTGTGCCAGTACCAGTTCCAGTTCCACCTGTTGATGTTCCGGGAATACCGCCTCCAGTACCGCCTCCAGTACTTACGCCACCACCGGTTGTAGGTACTGTTGTTGTAGGTACTGTTGTAGTTATTGGTGGTACAATTGGAGTCTTAGTTTGTTGACCATTAGTTGTAGCTTGACCAGCAGTTTCACCAACGCCACCATTTGACAAATCAGTATATCTTACTGAACCATCAGTATAATGGTCAATCTTATAATTTGTTCCATTTGCTGTAATGTTATTTGAATATGTTAGTGTGCCACCAGGTGCAGCAACATTAGTTATTGTACCTGTGCCTGTTGGTTGAGTTGCAGGAGCAGTAGCTACTGGAGCGACTGGGGCCGGAGTAACTGTTGGGGGAACAACAATAGGAGTTATTGGTTGTTGTGGTTGTGCAGGTTGTTGGAATGGTGATACTGCTTCTGCTATAGGCTTAACCCAAGCATTACTGTTTGGATCGTAGTATGCTCCAGCTATTCTTGCATTTGCTTCTGCTGTTGTAGCTAATTCTGTACCTGCGGGTAATGGACCTTTTAGACTGCTAGGTGCATCTAAGTACGCTGGTACACCAGAAAGTTGCATAGCAACATTACCGCCACCTGGCTCACCCACAATAGTTGTAGCTTCTGCTGGCGACATACCACTAGCAATCAGTTTATTATAAGTTGCTTCTTGTTCTGCGGTATAAGCTGAAGCAACTTGATTTGCCGGTCCGGGCTTAATCGCAGCTTGTGTAATCTTACCAGTTGCATCAGTAATGTTACCTGCTTGATCCATATAGTTACCGCCACCAATATCAACCAAATTACTAGCAGGCTTCATGTTGACAATGTTTTGAATTTGTGTGCCCCAACGACTATCTTTATTCAACAATCCATTAAT